GCGAATTGGAAGATTTAAAACGATTGCGAGAAGATAAGCAGCGAGAGTTTGAAAACCAATTCATCAGAGAGCCCCAGCGCCTAGCCGACGCAATCGAGGAAATATTCGGATTTAAGCATGTTGAGTAGTTTTATATTTTTAATGTGGTCGTCTGTCGCAATGGCCGAGGACCCCAAGTTTTCAATTATGGCGGAAGGAGAACCATCGCCCTTTGAGGGTGTGCCGTTCGATCCTGAAGCAACTGCCATCATTATGTCAGGCGCAGACTCGTGGCGTTCTGAATGCGATCTAGAAATAGAATTCAATTTAGATAAACAGGGTACTCAATATAATTTACAATTGTCTAATGAGAAGATTCGTTATGATGCGCTCGTCCAAGAAAACCAATTATTGATCGAGAAAAAAGATTTAGAAATCCAAACCCTACAAGAGACTTTGAAAAAGAAATCGCCTTTTAACAAGTGGGTATGGTTCGCCGCCGGCGGAATTGCCGGCGCATCGGCAACAGTTTTAATAGCAAAACAATTTATCGACTAGGAGAAACAATGACATTTGCAGCCCCCCTCAAAGAGGAGACACCACAATCGGTGTTAGAGAAACAGCTTGATATGGGAGCACGACTGATGCTCACAATTCCTTTCGGGGTATCCACAGAAGAGATGCAAGGTTTTGTATCTATCATGGGATCGAAAGAAATCCATCAGCCCGTCATGACTATTTGCGTGGCAAAACCAGCCGGCGGTAGCGTGATCTCAACCATTGTTTTTGACTCAAATGAAAGATACTTGGACTTGCTGGAGCGCATTCAAATGGATCGAATGATGTATTTCGAAGCAGATAATCTGGCAATTGCGTTAGACAACTGAGATGAAGAAGAAAAGCGCCAATTCTATTGCTAGCGTTGAAAAGGCGATTAGTGACAAATATGGGGCCGATGCGGTACAAAACCCGCGCGCTAATTGGGACGACGACAAAGAGAAAGAATACCTGGAGCAAATGCGAGAGCTTTATGAGAAAACAAAACGCATTGAAGAGTCTCAAGAAAAAGTAGACGTTAATGGGATTAAGGTATCAAAAAAACTATTTAATAGAGATGCCGCACAATATTGTCCCGTTTGTAGTTCTCCAATGAGAAAAGCAGCGGATGATGTTTGCTTAATCAAGTTTAAATGTTGTAGCACCTGCTATATAAAATATGTAGACGGAAGAGAGGAACGCTGGCTTAGCGGCTGGCGGCCAAACACAAAAGAGGAAATTTAATAATGGCGACTGTATATGAAATCGTTCAAGGCTTGGCACAAGCCGCAGCCAACGCTTATGATGGCGCGCTTGGCGAAGACTATGAACCAGAGAGTCCTGGCATTTTGCGCAGAGAAGAGGGAGACGCTCTGATTGATCAGCGCGTAATGGATGGCTTTAATGTGAAGTTTTACGGCAATATGATGTGCTTGTCTTATCAATCTGAAATTCAACTTAAAGAGGTTTACAAGGCTGGCTTTGAATCTGATATGGAACAACGGCTTGCAGATATCGCAGGATGGCTTAAGAAAGAATATAAAAAGATCACAGGCAAATCGGTATCCCTCACAGAAGAGGGAGAGATTGATATTCGCGTTGAAAATTCTTCCCGCGTTCGGAGTTGGGTGACAGCCCAGACACACTATAAAGTGGGCGGACTCTCAGATGAGATGCACTTGGAACAAGCTTCTCGTGACACAGTGGAAGCTAGCTGGAAATCTTTTCTTGAGCAAGGCGGCTGGAACGGCAAAGGCGGCAAGCGCCCCGACAATGATTCTCGAAAGAAAGATTCCGGTCCAGAATAACTAACAATGATGCATGAGTTTTCAATTAGACAAAAAACAGAAAGTCAAAGAAATATTGAAGTGCGGTAAAGATCCGTCTTACTTCTTAAAAACCTACGCCCGTATATCGCACCCGTTACACGGGCTTATTTTATTTGACACATATGATTTCCAGGACGAGCTTTTACGAGACTTTAATGATTATCGTTTCAATGTAATCCTTAAAGCTCGACAGCTTGGTATCTCGACAATCACAGCAGGCTATATCGTTTGGATGATGCTTTTCCATCGCGATAAGGCCATTCTTGTTATGGCGACCAAGTTTGCGACAGCCGGAAACCTTGTCAAGAAAGTCAAGAGTATCATGAAGAACCTTCCGGACTGGTTGCGGATTGCCACAATTGATATCGACAACCGTACAAGCTTTGAGCTTTCTAATGGATCTTCGATTAAAGCAGCTTCTACCTCCGGAGATGCCGGTCGTTCTGAAGCCCTGTCGCTTCTGGTGGTGGCCGCGGCTGCCCCCATTGAAGGTCTCGAAGAGTTATGGACAGGTTTGTATCCCACACTATCTACAGGTGGCCGCTGCATTGCGCTTTCGACACCCAACGGCGTCGGAAACTGGTTTCACAAAACGTGCACCGACGCAGAGTCTGGGGGAAATAACTTTAATATCACGACATTGCCGTGGGACGTACACCCCGAACGAGGCGAGGGTTGGTACGAGAAAGAAACCAAGAACATGTCCAAGCGCCAGATTGCGCAAGAGCTTGAATGCAACTTCAATACTTCAGGTGAAACTGTAATCGATCCTGACGATATGACATGGCTTTTGTCCCAGTGTTGCGAACCGAAATACCGCACAGGGTTTGATCGCAACTTCTGGATTTGGGAGGAATACGATCCTGCCTGCAACTATCTCACCGTCGCAGATGTCGCACGAGGAGACTCATCTGATTTCTCTACCTACCATATTGTCAAGCTTGAAACGCTAGAGATTGTGGGAGAGTACCAGGGTAAGTGCACCCCCGACATGTTTGCCAATATGTTAAACCAAGTAGGCCGAGAGTTCGGTAATAGCATGTTGGTGGTAGAAAACAACAATATAGGATACACAGTTTTGGATAAACTGGTAGAATATCAATATCCGAATCTTTATTATTCAATTAAATCCACACACGAATATATCGAGCAACACCAGGCTGAAGTAAAAAACACCGCTGTCGCTGGTTTCTCTACAACAATGAAGACGCGTCCGCTTATCATTGCAAAATTAGAAGAGTTTATAAGAAACAAACTAATTAAAATATATTCTACACGGCTAGTTAATGAATTTAAGACTTTTATTTGGAGGAATGGTAAGCCGCAAGCAATGAAAGGTTACAACGATGATTTGATTATGGCGCTTGCAATCGCCTGTTGGGTCAGAGATACAGCACTTCAGCAAAATGCGCGAGACCTGAACTATCAAAAAGCTTTTTTAAATGCAATCGTTACAACCAAAACCAGTATGGATACAAGGATAAGCGGACAACATGGCTACAAAAAGGATAACATTTTTGATAAAATGACAGAAGCGGAAAACCTTTACGAACAATATAAATGGATTATTAAGTGAGAAACTAAATGCCCCCAATGAACCCCAAAGGAAATAACCCTGCAAACGCACAATCCCAGCTTTTCAAAGCTCTTACAAGGCTATTTTCTGGACCTATTATTAATTATCGGTCACAGTCTGGCCGTAGAATCAGACGACAACACCTCGACAAATTCAGTTCGAGATTCAAGTCAGCTTCCGGCCAGCAGTTTAAGAAGGCGCTTTATAACCCTCTAGACGTAGTTGCCACCGATGCTATCGCAAACCAGCGCAGATCTGAGCGGTATGTAGACTTCGACCAAATGGAGTACATGCCCGAGATTGCATCCACTTTAGATATTTATGCAGACGAGATGACGACGCATTCCGAGTTGCGGCCGATGTTAAACATTAAGTGCGCCAACGAAGAAATCAAAGCAGTCCTCACTATCTTGTTTGACCAAGTTTTAAATGTCCAGTACAACCTGTTTGGTTGGAGTCGTACCATGTGCAAATATGGCGACTTTTTCTTGTATTTGGATATTGATGACAAATATGGCGTTAAGTCAGTCATCGCCCTCCCAACTGCCGAGATCGAAAGATTAGAAGGCAAAGACTCAACCAACCCCAACTACATTCAGTATCAGTGGAACTCCGCTGGTATGACCTTTGAAAACTGGCAGATTTGCCATTTCCGCATCTTAGGAAATGATAAGTATGCCCCGTATGGTTCTTCAATTTTGGAAGCAGCCAGGCGCATCTGGCGCCAGCTAGTGCTCATGGAGGATGCCATGATGGCATACCGTGTCGTGCGTTCGTCAGAACGCCGCGTCTTTAAGATTGACGTTGGCGCAATTCCTCCCCAAGATGTTGAACAATACATGCAAAAGGTAGTAACTCAACTCAAGCGCCACTCGGTAGTGGATGCTAAGACAGGACGAGTTGACTTGCGGTATAACCCAATGAGTATCGAAGAAGATTACTTCATTCCAGTTCGTGCTGGCTCTCAAACAGATATCGTTTCGCTTGCAGGCGCAGCCAACATCACAGCAATCGATGACATCAAGTATCTTCGCGATAAGCTCTTCTCTGCATTAAAAATTCCTCAGTCATATTTGACAATGGGTGAAGGTGCAGAAGAAGACAAAACAACTCTCGCACAAAAGGACATTCGTTTTTCGAGAACAATCCAGAGACTTCAGAGAGTTATCATTGCTGAGTTAACTAAGATTGGTATTATTCACCTTTATACGTTAGGTTTCCGTGGTGATGATTTGTTGGGATTCACCCTTTCCCTCAATAACCCATCCAAGATTGCAGAACTCCAAGAGTTAGAACACTGGAAGCAGAAGTTTGATATCGCAGCCTCGGCCACAGAAGGCTACTTCTCGCGCCGGTGGGTAACCGAACATATCTTCGGAATGTCCAACGAGGAATTCCAGCGCAATCAGCGCGAAATGTATTATGATCGCAAGCATGACGCAGCCCTCCAGGCAGTGGCAGAAGCCGCTGCAGCACCCGAAGGTGGCGGAATGGGAGGCGGACTTGGCGGCGATCTCGGTGGAGACCTTGGTGGAGACTTAGGTGGAGATC